GTAGAATTTTAGCTATATTTCGCTCTGTAATAGAGTCAATCGCATTACTTACTGATTCTCGAGTACTACTTTTTACCGGATATTGATAAATGTAAATCTGAACTGTATCCAATAATAGGGATAAGCCCGATTCATCTATCTCTTTTTTAAAACCGGAGCTAGACTCCGTCGTTTCTTGATTTAATACTGACATTTAAAATTTTTCTAATTGACCTAAATCTATTTTTTCAATAGGAGACTTCAACAGTTCTTTTATTTCCTCTAGTTCCGCTTCTGTAATAGTCCTTTGACTATACCAACTACTAGGAACACTTTTATAGTATAAAGTATAAGTACAGCCATGTTGGGTTAAGAAACTTCTTAAGGAATGTTTGTGATATAATACCTTTATTATAGGGTCTAAATTATGTATAACTATACCGTTCATACTAAAATCCTTCCAGATTATAAAGTCGTCTTGCTCCTACATTATACCGTGCATTTTGTGGTGTATCCATTAAATACCCGGTGATTCCAATACTCTCAGCTTCTATAATGTTATCCAACTTATCGTCAATTAACATTGTAGCACCTGATTTTATTAGTGCATCTTTCTTTGATTCTCCCCAACCTACTACATAGACAGGCCGGCAAGGCAAATTATTCTTCTGTAACGACTCTTGAATCCATTCGATAGGAATGTTTCTAGCGGTTACATAACAATGAGGAACGAATGATGGAAAATGCCTAATAGGCAAGTTCACCCAAAAATCCTTATCACTTTCTAGTTCTTTCAGTTGTGCTTGTGTAGCATAACTAAAATCCCACCAAAGCATCTTCTCTTTAATGTCATACTTCTTTGCAAAAGTAACTGACCAATCGAAGACACAATCATCAAGATCTAAAGCGATTTTATCTTTGCGTTTTTCCCAAAGTTTCTTTCTGTTATCCAATTCAGGATGAGTTGAATAATACTCCTTGATAAAAGCAGCATTAGTTAGAACATGATCCATATGTAACAATCCACTCTCTTTGTCATAATCTTCTCCTGCTCTAAAAGCCTCAAAGTGACGAAATAAACTAGCTGCTACGGATTCCCAGGAAAGTCCTTTCTCCCAGTTTCTATCTCCTCCTTTTTCATGATATTTATCATGACCATAGGTTAATACTTTAGCTAGTCCTTCTAGCGCAGAGGGCGGTATCAAATCGTACCGTAATTTACCTGAGTTAAATCTCAGGGCTTCTTTCTTTTCTTCCATTCTTATTTTTCTATGTATTTATCAGCCCAGCAAAGTACTGTGCTTTCTAAATGACTTCCGTCAGTTTCACTCACAAATCTGCCTTGAGCAGTTTTGAAAGTTTTGTAATATCCTACTGCAAATATGGGATTTCCTCTAAAAGATAGTGCTACAAAAAGTACACTAGATTCACTTCTTGGTTTCTTCTCATTAACAGTATAAAAATCTACGAGAGAACCATTTGGTAATTTAATTGATTCCATTTAATCTGTTTTTAGTCGTCCCCAGCAGATGATATCTTCTAATTTATATGTACTAGTAAGATAGCCAGTTCTGTCTACAAATTTACAAGGGACTGAACTATATACTTTATAAGTAGCAAAAGCAAGTCTTTGTCCTGTAGGAAGATTCCTTCTGCCGTAACACGGCCTCTGTGATTTACTTCCGTCTTTAAGAATTAATACTACTTCTTCCTCATCGTTTGGTCTTAGACGAGCATCAGCCATATCAAAGAACTCAATTTCTACGTCTTCAAATACTTTCATTTTTCTTTTAATTTTACTATGTAGTCAATTTGATCCATAGTGTATCTACTACCTTGGTCATCACTGACAAATTTAGGAGCCACAGAAGCGTATCTGTGGAATTTTAATTCTCTTAATGCATTGGTTCCCTTTATCTTGACTATGTAACGACGGTATTGTAATAAGTCTGCTACAACCTCTTCAGTAGGTTCAAATATTTCAAGAACTTCTTTAATTTCTGCCATTTTCCTTCTTTTTAAAGATGTACTTAAGCTCGTCTTTAGTGTAGTAGTCATGATAGGGGCCCTCTTTTTTAAATTTGATCTCTACTGTTTTAAACCTGAAGAATACCATGTCGGCTATCTGTCCAGTTTTTGTCATAACAATATAAGAGTTTCTATTAATTAAAGAATTTATAACCTCCATAGTAGGTTCAAACATTTTGAGAACTTCTCTAATATCTTCCATTATTTTTTGTGTTTGATGTTAAAAAACTTCATAAAGTTATTTGCTACTTCCAATCTGGCTGCTAACAATTCCCTACAATGATCTCCTTCTTTTTCTGTTAATTCTCGATAATACTCTCCTAATGGGAGATCTCCATAGACCAGTTTGTTAAAACTAAGTGGTCCAATTTCTAATAAGCAGGGATTTTCATCAAAGAATTCTTCGATTGAGGGCCCTGTAAAATCTGCAATAGCTACTTCAGTATATTCTTCTTCAGCGGCATCCTCAACTTTAACTATTGTCGTCATTTTGTTTTAGTATTAACTCAATTACTTGATTTACTTGTAAATGATTTTTAGGCATATACAAATCACATACTATGTTACTTTCTGTGAGATACTTTTTGAATAATTTATATCTCATAGTGAACACATCTGTAGCTGCTCCTTTGGTTTCGATAATCCATCCATCTCCCACAAAATCAGGAGTATACTTTATACTCTGCATTGTTGATGTCCTGAGGACTAAGTACTTGCCAACTCGTTTATCTGCTTCATAGGATTTACCATTAAAGGTAAAACCAGGCACCAACGTGTAAGTTGTTGGTGTATATTTAAAATCTAATTTTGCTTCTTGAAGTGCCTTATAACAATATAGTTCTAAGTTACTATCAAATGTAATTCCATCATAGGTAGGTGTTTTAGCTACGCTTCTTTTTGAAGTCTTAGCTGGAACAGTATCTCCTACTACTTTTTTCTTTCGTCTCAATTTTTCTTAATTCTATTTTTAAACAAATCGTGCTTAGTATAATGATAATCTAGTCTGCCATTATCGATATCTGTTGCCAGTTCATCAATTAAGGTTTTAGTTTTAGTCTCACCATGTTTTTTATAGAAATCAGAAATATCCTTCACCTTATGAATATAAGGAATAGCATAATACAAAAGTCTGTACATTTTTCTCAATGAAGCCATCGCTTTTAATCCAGCTCTATCATTATCCAGAAACACTAATATCTTATCAAACCGTTTCTCCAAAGCTTCAACTTGCTCTTTTTTAGGATAGGAATTCTCAGATTGCGGAGCAATTGCTGTATAGCCTAAACCTTTAAGGGTTAAGACATCCTTCATGGACTTTGTTATGATAAGTAAGTTACCTTTTTTAGGTAACATATGCACTCCCTGGAGTTTAGAATTGTTTAATAAAAATCGATATTTCAATTTAGTTGGAAAGTAAATTTTCCAGAGTTCTCTTTCGTCTGATGGATCATGTCCTAAAAAATAACCATACATGGGGCATTTATCCGAGGAGAAATACGCAGGTTCATTATTTAAAAAGACAGTCTTTAAGGAATATACTCTGCCTTCTTGTAAGAGGCCTTCTGTAATTCCAAAATTCTTCCACCAACTTAGTTCTTTTGGGGTAAAATCTTTAATTTCAACTTTAATGTCACATGGTTCGTTCGTTGCTAGAACGGGTCCATGATATTCTGGAATAGCCTTTTTCTGAATATTAGAGTCAATGATATGGAAATCAGAAGCTATGATCTGTAAAGCCTTGGAAAATCCACAGCTATACTTATACATTACTACATCGATGAAGTTATAATTAACTCCATTTCCAAAATCTTTGTATCTTAATCCAGACTTTTCACTCTTATAGAAACTACATGTTTCTCTATGATCTACTCTTAAGGGAGATTTAAAAAGTCTTTTATTAACGGCAACACCAAGATAGTAACTCATGTACTGTTCTTCAGGATATTTCCGTAATAAAAGGTCTTTTGTTACTAGGGGTTCAACTGTAAACATAATAAATAGGGAGAGAATGCACTCTCCCTATAATATTTTAGTCTAAGTCGTCCATAGTTGTACTTAAATTCAGTCCTTCAGTAGTACTTTTAGTAGGCACTGAAGCAGTTAAATCTAGGTCTAGACTAGGTTGTTTTTTCATTGGAGTTGCTGAAGCACCAACATAGTTGGCCATGGCTTTAGTTTCCTTTGGAGTCCAACCAATGTTGTTACCAACATAAGTTGAGCTACGATATAGAGTTCCCTCTTTATCAATGCCCATTGGGAATCCAGGAACCTGAGCTTCTCCTTTTTTGTTTTTCTCTAGTTTAAGTTGAACTTTAGTTCCAACATAATCTTGAGTCGCTGTTACGAAAGCATTACGCAGTTCGTCCCAGTTTTTGAATTTCATCTGTGCGCCCTCGGCAATTTGTTTAGCCAGTACAGGATTTACAGCTGCAACCAGTTGTTTGAAGTAATCCAAGATAATATCAACTCTACATGGATTTGGACCATATTGACCAGTTTTTCTTGTATAATCCTCATCTTTAGGTTCAAAGATAGTACCACGATGAGTACCAAATTCATTCTCATATTTGATGACAATTACTTTATATACTGTACCGTCTTTAGGACTGGTGATATCTGTTTTTTCAGCGCCTTTAAATTCAACATTGTGAATTTTGAAACCTTCTAATTGAGGTTTACTTGCTTGTACGCTATTGTCTACTACTAATTCTCTACTCATTATTATTTTATTACAAAACTTGTTTTTGTTAAGACTAAATCGTCACCTATATTCATTTGAGGGGCAAGTGCTTCTAGAGTAATACTAGGAACAACATCCTTTACCTTAGTAGCGCCAATTAATTTGACACTACCATCCTTCATATCCAACACTTCAAACACATTACCAAATCTTGATAATGCTACATGTTGATCTCCCCTAAAACTTATTGTAAGAGCTTTAGTCAATTTATTTCCACCTTCTTCATTGAAGACTGTTGGTGGTGCTAAAAATGGTTCAATAAATTCACCATCTTCCTTATACCTAATTACCAGACGATCACCTTCTTTCACTTTTAAAAGTGTGGCTAATGCAGGTGTAACAATAAGTTTGTTACTATCCAACGTCACTCCTATGGTGTCATCTACGACAACTACTTTACTTTTTTTAACTGTTGGGGTCTTTACAGAATCCCCTACAGTTACAGATACAATTTCTTGGGTCTTTTCATCAAAATCAATAACGATTTTCATCACTAATCAATTTTAGATGGTAATAAACTCGGGTAAATTCTATCCCAATATGAGATGAAAGTACCATCAATTTTTTCAGCGACAATTATTTCTTTGCCACTTAAGTGCTCAGGACGAGCTCCGCAAAGGAATTCGTCTCCTCCACCAAAATTGATTACGGTTTGTCCTTCTTCATTTCTGAAGACATACCCAATCGCATCAGAATCAGCAGAAGCCATTCTCTTGCTCTTTCCAATAAGGTCTAAATCTTTCAGATTGAACTCTGCACCTGCTTTTTCAAGCATTGTGTCTTTAACGTGACCTACTAAGATTACATTAGGACATACAGATTCGATCCATCCGATTACCTTGAAGAAAGCCTGTCTCTGATAAAGATATCCAGCTCCATTTGGGAGAGTTAAAACATTAGTACCTTCCCAGTTCTTTCCCATAGGAGTTTCCTGATAAAGCCTAACAGCTAAGCCACTGCACATATCTTCTAGAGCCGTTACGGTGTCTATTGCTATGAACTCATATGGCATTCCTGCTTTTTTAATTTCTCTACAAACTTCTAGAATTTCTTCTACAGTTTTTACTTTTATTTTCAAAGCCTCTACATAATCAGATCCATCTTCTAAGTCTAGTATTAGACAGTTAGGGAGAGTGGCTAGCAAAGTAGTTTTTCCTACTTTAGGTAAACCAAAAAGAATCATGTTCTTTGGATTCTGAGTTACAGCTTTAATTTTCTCTGTTGGCAATGTTATAGCCATAATTTTCAATATATTTTTTGTTAAACAACGTAGCCATGCTACACAATATGAGCCATCTTTTTTATACTTGCTCTATGTTTAACTTAAGGAAGTTACCTTCCTGCCAGACGTAAACTCTGGAATTTTTAGATAATAAAAGCATGCTTCATAGCAGCTTTTACCTCTGTTTTTGTGGCAGTCCACAAGGGATTCTTATATGATTCATAATCAAGATTAGAATCATCCCCATCCTCTACTAATTCTGGTAATTCTTTAACATAGTTAACTTTACCATAAAATGCTATTGGAACTACTTTATCTACATCTCCATATCTATTTTTGACTAGACATAGAAAACGGCTACGATCTTTGAGGTCTCGTATGCTATACCCTCGATGTTTTGCTAATTTTTCTTTAAAAGGATTGAAAATTCCAATCACTATCTCTGAATCTTCACTAGGACATCCTGAATCTTTAATATCTTCAAGAGTCGGTTCTAGCATGTTAGCATTCCGTCTATCCATTGACGTTTGGTCTCTATTGACCTGCATGAGTACTAAATTTGAATATCGGCATTTATTTCTAAACCATAGTAGGTAAGATGAGGCTAAATCTATCTCTTCTTTCTTACTTCTTCCTTCAGTTCTTCTAATAAGACCAATATGATCTAATACTACCAACCGGACCTGTTCCGGATTTTTTACGATATAAGTTTCCGAATAACCTTCTTTGATAAACTCTCCTTCGCTTTCTGCATATGTCTTTAAGAACGCATACAAACTATTTGAATTTAAAGTCTTATCATAGATGATAATAAATGGCTCAATATCTTGAATCCATTTTAGAGCTAATTGCACAAGTGCATAACTCTCATCATCTAAAGCTTCTTTCTTCGAGAATATCTCCTTATATCCTAGTTGCACTCCATAGGTTTCCAGCATATGAATACTCGCTAATTTAGCAAGTAACATTTCACCAGTCATTTCTAGGCTAAAATATATTATCTTAAAGTCTATACCATCTGCTAATGCAGCTAATAATGGACGATATAAATAACAATATAAAGCTATGGAAGTTTTACCGCTACCTGTCTTACCGAATAATACGGTATAAGTAGAATCAGTCAACCCATAAATATGATCTTCTAGTCTTGGCATACCCATTGAGATTCCAATGTTTTTTCCTTCTCTCCCTCTATCTATCTGCTCTGCTAACCTTTTTGAATACTTAACTGTCATAATAATTCAGCGGTATCAAACGTAGCAATAAATTGCGAGGGGATTTCTCCGGATTTTATCTTCCTTAAATCATCCCATTTTCTAGATATAACAAATTCAGGGAGACTAAAGTGGATTGCTCCATTCTCTTTAGCCCATTCTACAATTTGTATAATTTCGTCATGAGTTTTCTTATTGAATTTAATAGCTTTCGCATACATGAAGGCAAAATCTTCTAAACTCTTAAAGTGTTTAGCGACATTCTTCATAGGAAAAGACTTATTTCCAGATACTATGAACATTGGATAGGCGGTTAAGAGCTCCATACCCATTTCTCCTGAAGTTTTGAAATACTTCTTAAAGAAATCTGTACTAAATGTGATCTTTGCGGGATCAAAACTCTCACCTTCTCCTGGTATATGATAAGATTTACTTATTATATTTTTTTCTTGTAAACTTCCCAAAATTGTTTTCGGGACACTGTCTTTTTTTGCCTGTGTAAAATATCTATATAAGCTGTCTTCGTCCCCTTCTTGGAAGAGGAGTAGTAATTGTATAAAGAACCACTCTTCAGCGGAAATCTTTAACTCTACCATAACATCTAATTCTTTATTTATCTCAAGCTTTAGTTTCATTCTTATACTATATCTTCTACTCCTTCTGGAGTAATGATTCTACAATATTTATAATCCTCTTTATTTCTCAGAAACTGGCGTCTCAGATCATAAAGATCTTGTTTTGTCTCAAAAGGGACAATGTAATCTGTTACATCATCAATAAACTTATACTTACCCATACCTATTTGCACTACTTGATCTCCACCAATTATAGTACCGCAAGTATAGCATATAAGTTTTTCTCCTTCTTTACCTTTTAAAGGCTTATTGCAATTAGGGCAATCTGCTGTCATTAAAATCTAAATAAAAATTTATTCTCTTTGTGTCTTTTGGTCTCATCAATAGTCCCACCGTTTAGAACAATCTTAAGTTGTTCCTCATCAATAGTAATGATGTCAGCATCTTTAGACGCTTTCCTAAACCATTCTTCCTCCACTGTACCTCTCAGTACAAGGTGAAAGATTTCTGAGGTTTTATCCCCTTCAAGCCTTATGGCTCTTCCTTTTCTTTGATAACTACTGATTGCAGAAGATGTTCCACAAAGTATTACACCCAAGTTAACTCCCTCGATGTCAGCTCCTAATTCGATAGTTTTTATACTATTCAACACACCAGTTTTAGCTGTTTTAAATTCAGCTTCTACTGCGGCCCGCTTTCTAGCGGGTAGCTTAGAATGAATGACTAATCCGCCGATACTTTCTGCGATTTCTATACTCTGTGAAAAAGTTATTGCCTTACAATTTTCCCTAAATGCTAATATCTCTTGAGCTATTAGTACTTTAAACGGGTGATTGAAGATGAACTTTTTTCTACCCTGCATTGCTCTGTTAAACCCAAAGGCGTGAAGATCAACTTCTTTAGCTGATATGAAGTGTTGTTTAGCATAATATCTTCTATTAATTACATTTCCTAACATGGACATAGCCACGTCAAAATCATAATCAAAGAAAGAAAAATGTCCAATAAACTCTTCTGTCATTTTCTTATACTCAGTTAAATCCACATCTAAGAGTACTTTATACTCTCGGAATGGGGCTAACCATTTATTTTCAATGCACTCTTTTAAAGAAATCTCCTCACATATAGGTGTAAACCTTTTTATGAGTTCTTCTTTGCCGTCCAACCTCTCGATTGTGGCAGTCAAACCCATGATAATTTTGTAATCTATTTTTTGGAACGCTTGAAAGAATTCCGCAGCTCCTAATATATGGATCTCATCTATAAGTAAGAAGTCCACAATGTGTTCATGCTTAATTACTGAGTTGATTACCCATACTTTAACTGTTAATAAATCCCACTCTTTTAACAAACCTTCCCACTGCGTTTTTAAATACGTAGTTGGCACTATCACCATTACGACTGTTTCTGGATTTTTAGAAAGGAACCATTTAATTGCTCTTAAACCGACCCGCGTTTTGCCGACATTTTATTATCTTACAGGCTCTTTATCCCGTAATTCTATAAGTTTATCATCCTTATAGCTTAGACTATCTCATCGTATTTCTACGTCCATATTTCATGCTAGATTTGGCTAAGTTACCTATCTAGTAGTCGTTAAACGTCTATGTTACATTATACTTTTCACATAGTTCGTAATTGATTGCCCTTTTATGATGGGATTCCAATTTTAAATGGATTTATTCTGGCCCTCGGCATTTCCTCTTGTGTTTTCTCTCTTTCATTAATCTTACATATTCTACTATATCTTCTTCTTGGTGAAATAAAAGAATATACTTCCCATAAATCACTCTATCTTGCAAAGACTTAACACTTGCAGTTTTATTTATACCTACAAATCTTAAGGAATCTGCAATACAATCAAAAGATTCTACAAACATACATGAAGATATATCATATAAATAGGTTTGCACTTTGGCATGATCCTGTTTATAAGTTTGTATTTCATTGTTTTTATATTTATCTTTTAATGTAGTAGATATTTTAGATTTAGTTTTCTCTGTACATTTTAGTCCTATATTTCTTGTAGAATCTAGACGTTTATTGTAAACAGGTTTTAAAAAATCTATCCAGTATTGCTCTCTTTCTTCTAGATTCTCTACATTACATAATTCTAAAATACTATAATTAAATGCATCCTCTCCATATTTATTATAAGAGTTTTGAAGATGATTTGAATGATGTTTCTTGTATTTTAAATTATGAAAGTGTTGATGCAATCTATCGTAAAGATTTTTACTAGATCCTATGTAAAATTTTTTGTTTTTCAGGTTATTTATTATATAAATACCTGAAATTTCATTTAATTGCTCGAAGTTTATATTTATCATGTTTTGTATTTATATACAAATATAATAAAATAAAACGAGAGTAACAAGTTATTTTTATTTTTTTGAGCCAGTTGCTCCTAATATAGTACCTTTAAATCCAGCACTAATCCAAGCTTTTAAAGCTTGAGTTTGTCTCTCATCTCTAGTCATACTTATTTATTATAATAAGTTAGCTTACCCCAATATAATACAGACTTAACACCTATTTTATATACTTTTTTGTCATTATGTATTTTAAAACAAGATGGTTTTGTCTTATAAGTATAAAAACGCCCATACTCTAACAAAGGAATGTTAAATAAAGCACATTCTTTTTTTAATATAATTAAAACAGGTTGCTTAATGTTAACAGGAAGTATTACTGCTGGATCAAATAATTCTAAATTAGTTTGGCCCTCTATTATTAATTTTATCATTAATGTACCCAATATGGAGCAATAACTCCTTCAGCTCCTAATGGAATTGTTGGACAAAAGGGAGTTCCACCTTTAATCATTGCTTGTTCTAAAATACTCTTCCACTCAGGTGCCATATCTTCAGGTACTTCCATTAGGATTTCATCATAGATGAAATTTACTATCCTGATTGTATTAAATAAACCTTCCTCAATAATCTTGTTAAACAAGAGTACTAAAGCATATTTACTAATAGAAGCAGAAGTTCCTTGAATACGATAGTTCTGAGCTTTTCTTTGGATTTCTC